GCGAGATGAAAGACTAAATAGAAAAAATGATTATGATGAATTTAAAAACAGGGTGTTGTGGAAATGTTTGCATGAGTGGAAAAATGTTTTACCAATAATTTTTGATAAGCACAGCCATCAAACAACTATGATGAAGGAAACAATAAACTTAATAACAACATCATTATTGCTTTATGTTGAAGGAGATGCACCACTTGTTACTGAAGAACCGATAGACTGGCAAAAATGTTTAGATATGCTTGAATACAATAAGGCAAATACAGTTAGATTTCATTTTGAAGCATCTATTCCAAAATCTCATGATCACTTGATGTTTGGACTTAGTGATGACTTTATGAAAACAGCACAATGGAGTCAACGACCACATCTATCATTTGTTTCTTATTATAGAAATGAAATTATGCCTAGATTAAAAGATCATTGTTTTATAGAAGATATTATTCATGGTGCGATACAAGATGATGTATTGCCTTACGATGTATTTGATAAAGAAGGATGGGATAAACATAAACTTTGGATATACCACCCAAAAAAAAATATAAAAAGATCTTATCATTTAGACGGACGCAGGGGTACAAGAAAATTTACAACAGACGATGATGTATGGGGATATACTGAATGAGATTAGGAATTATTGCACGATCTGACAATACTGGTCTTGGCTATCAAACAAAACAACTAACAAACATGTTAAAACCTAATAAAGTTATGCTGATAGACTTTTCTCAACATAACAACAATGAACAACATCCAGAATGGTATAGTGGATATGAAGTTGTAAATGTTTTAGGTATTCCAGACAGTAGAGACATTGATAGATTTTTAAAAGATTTGGATGTTGTTTTAAGTTGTGAAACATTTTATAATAACGATGAATTAATATTTAAGGCTAGAGATAAAGGTATTAAAACAATACTTCAATATAACTATGAGTTGTTTGGAAATCTTTCTAAAAAAAACATGGCATTGCCAGATGTTTTGTTATCTCCAAGTTTATGGAATATAGAAGATATACATTATAAATTTGGAAAGAAAGCAAAGGTATTTCATCTACCTCCACCAACAGATGTAAATATTTTTAATAATGCAAAAGACATAAATAGATCAAAAACTCATAATCGTATATTACATATTGGTGGTAAACGTGCTGCACAAGATAGAAATGGAACTAATACAATAGTTAATATGCTTAGATATTCTAAAGCAAATTATGAGTTAGTAATAAAAACTCAAACAAAACTTAATATAGAAATAAATGATGATCGGATTACATTAGACTATAATGATAGTAAAGATAGAGAGTCAATGTATGTAGGATTTGATGCTATGGTATTACCACGAAGGTATGCTGGCTTATGTTTACCAATGAACGAATCTTTGATTAGCGCCTTGCCAGTTTTTATGACAAACATATCTCCAAACAACAAGGTTCTTCCTGAAAAATGGTTAGTAGAATCGCATCTTATTGATCAATTTAGAGCAAAAACTATGATAGATGTTTACGAGGCCAATTTAAGAAAATTGGCAGAATTAATTGATAACTATGTTGAATTGAGTGATAAACAAAAAATACTTGAAAAACAAGAAGCACTATGTATAGGTTATGAAAAATTTGCTCCAGAAAACTTGTTGTCTCAATATCTTAAAATAATAAATGAATAATTATTCTTCATAAATTGTTTTGTTTGGAAAAACATTTAACAAATATGAATGTTTTAATTCATCAAAGGATTTATTTTCTGTAGATAAAAATGGATAATCTTCCTGAAAATTATAAGAAAGCGATTTAAAGTTTTCTGATTGATATACTTTAACATCTTTCATTTCTTGTGACTCATCATTATATGTGTTTCCATATATTGATCTATATAAAAGATTATGATTCATTCTTAATATGTCATTAAACTTTTGTTTTGACATTGCCATTGGAACATGTATTTCATAATTTAATGGATTGTTGATGCCAGACCGTATTAGTTGATCCTGTGTTGTTTTTAATCTATTAATATAAGAACTACGACCTAATACAGTTTCATATGCATCAATCTTATCCTGAAGCGTTCCATTATAATATGAAACAATTTTATCTATTGGTTTAGTTATAAAAAAATCATCGTTCATAAGTATAAAGTTATCTGGTATATTGCTATTACATATTGCTTTAAAATTATTAAAAGCATTTTTATATTTAGAATATTTTTGATTTACCTGTATATATTCTCCAACATACCAGCCTGGCTTACCACCAACTACAAATATGTTATCTACTTTACAATTTTGTACAACAGATCTTAAAGAATAGCGAAGTTCTTCATTTTCTCCATCTTTACATATATATACAAAATTCATAATGTCTCCATAAAATAATATGAGGCAGACTGTTTAAATCTGCCCCACACTGATTAATATATTACTTAACTACTTTCTTTGCTGGAGTTGCTTTCTTTACAGCCTTCTTCTTTACAGGCTTAATATTCTTCATTGCATCATCAACATCCTTTGCAACTGCATCGAACTTTCCAAAAGAAGGATCCTTTGGATTTGCTGCACGAAGAACTACTGGAACAAGAGCAGCCACAAGAGCAGCCCACATGTCCTTTGGATCAGTTACTCCTGCAGTGTAAAGTGCTACTACACCAGCAAGAACAGAACGTCCGTATGAGGCTCCCATAGCCTTTAGTTGTGCTTGATTCATTTAATCACCACCCTATTACTATTATACATCTTTGCCGTCCTTATTGTCTTGAACAATAGGAAGTAGTTTACCTATAACCCCTGATAAAAATGCTGGGGTATTTAAATCAGCAATTCTAGGCTTGCTCATTTCTTTACGACAATCTTCAATAACATTATTTACAACTTCAATGGTATTTTCAATATATCTAAATGCCCACTCCCTAGACTCCGATAAAAATTTAATAAATCCTTCATTAGTTTCATCTTTAAACATTGATGAGTTTTCAATTTCATCTTTCATTGCTTTCATAATTGCAATTGCAACTTGATTATCAGCAATACTTTGATTTAATGCAGTCTGTAACAAGTATGCTCTATAAATCATATAAATATTAAATGCTGATAACCCAATGATTACCCAATTATACCAATGCATTTTTCTCCTCATGTGTTGGCCAATAATATTTACAAGGCAGTTTACGATCAGGGCAACACGGAATGTTATATGGACTTGAAACTGCATATTGATACTCTACATAATAAATGGGATCTTTATGAAATAAATTAGCACGATGAGTAGTTACAACTCTCATTAACTTTGTTTCATCTTTCCAAAAAGATGGAATGCTATCTCCCCAATCTTCCCAGCATTGATCTTTTAAATCATTAAGATTTGACTCGTTGTTTTCTGTTCTAATACCACGCATCTTTGCTTCTTGAACCATAGCCTGAATATACTCCCATAGTCCACGCTCAAAACCACGCCACATCAGAACTGCGGGATGATTACGCCACCCACCAGTCTTAGATTTGCCAGATAAAACATTAAGTATTTGATATCCTTCTAATATTTGTTTGTTTAATCTTTTGCTATCTAAAAAATATGCAGAGGTATGCAAGTCTGCTTGTGGCAAAAATGTTTGCATTAAAACAACTCCTCATCTACTTCTTCTACATCAAATATATCAGACTGTAAGGCTTTTGTCAACTGTGATGCAGTTATTACAATAATACTAACAAAAGATACAAAAACTCCCAATACAGATAGCCCTATCCATTTTTTCATTTTGTTGCACTCCTAACCAACATTACGATTGCACCATTATCTTCTAGTGCTTTTTTTACCTTAACCATATATTCTATTGCCCTGCGCTTTTCAAACTCATCCAGTCTCATAAACTGTGACTCATTTGCACGAACAGTCAAAAAGTGTTCATTGTCAATAATATCAACCATAAATCCTCTGGGTGGTGTTAATGATCTAAAAGCACGTTGCATTGAATCTGTATACATTATCCCTCAATCGTTAAATTTTCCCAAACCTCAGCCCATCTAGCCTTAGTTTTATGATTGTTAAACTCTCTAGAAACATTACCTTTTTCTAAATATACCCCGCCCCAAATACCATATTCTTTTTCAGATATACCAACAGCAAAACAAGTTCTTGCAACAGGGCATGCCAAACAAACATTATCTATTCCATGTCTTATATTAGGATTATCCTCATACTTATCAAAAAATAAATTAGTATCATAATCAAGACAGGCAGCATCTTCTTTCCATAAATGCTTGTTCATTATTATGCACCAATGTGTTCCTTTTTAATATCCCATCCATTACGATCTGGAGAGTATACTGTTTTGATTTGCCATTGGTTATTAATGAATGCCCCATTTGTTTTGTACATTGCATTATTTGACTTTGTTAAATGAACGACATTCCAGCCTTCCCAACTCAAACTTGGGTTAGCAGAAACAATTTCTTCCATTTTATTTAGAGTATTTACGATCATGATTTATCCTAATATGAGAATACGTTTAGTTCGACATTGTTAGATTGAGCAAATGAAGCCAATTTAGATACATATTGATTTGGCTTACTAAGATACGCAAAATAATTAATATCGTTTATATTTTCTTCAATCCACTGTGGATTTGTTTTGTAGAACTTTACTCTTTTGCCCCTTGCTTTTAATCCCTTTTCAGATACATTACAAAACTCAGAGACAAAAGAATGTACTTGGTTTGGACCAACTGAGTATACTACAAACTCTTGATCATCTTTTTGCATTGATGAAAGAGAGATTGCCATAGCACGAAGAAATACCTGGTAGTCATTGAACTCATTTGTTCCCTGCACCACGACCTTCATTTTTGCTCCTATCAGTTAGTCTGTCTAATATTTTTAACATTTTTTTTAATTCATCATCTGACATATTAGAAGTATTTATGGGAGATGTTGTTGATCTGTCTACCTGACCATCCTCAACACTAGCCTTATAAAATACATTTTTATGTATCCAATATGCATAATCCTCAGTCACTAAAACATCTATAATGCTTTCTTTTAAACGTTTAGTAGACTGAGTATTTTTTACATCAACTGGTATCAAGTCTGGAAGAAATGGACCAATAATTTGATGTATATGACTTTGTCTATATTTAATTTTATTTTCTTTACCCTTTGGCTTTCTAATATAAATTATACCAAGAACAGCCATAGTTGTCAAGAACGATACAAGAAAATCATTCATGTATCTATTGTATCACTAGTTATGGTCTTTCGCGGTAGATACGTTTAATTTCATTTAAAAATTTTAATAGTGTATCGTTTAATTCTCTTGCTGCATCAACATCAAATGCTTTTTCAGAAAGTCGGATTGTGGGGTTTGGATCAAATAAATCCATTTCTATAAAACCTTTTTCCCATAATGCCATAATTTCTGTATTAAGCATTTGTGTATGTAGTTGATAAAGTTCTGGTGCCACCTCTTGCAATTTTTCAGTAAAACGATACAAAGGCTCTCCATTTTCATCTAATCCCTCAAATGTAACTGCACCTTTATCAATTAAGTTAATGAGTGCTAGTTCTGCTTTTTCGTCTGGTGTCATGAGTATGATTCTCCTTTGTTACGAGTTTCTATTAACTTTTCTCTTTCGTCAACTAAAGAATATGCATAGGACATCATGTTTTTATAACCATCAGCATCATTCATTATTTTGTTATAGTGGTGTCCACAAAACATTAACTCTCCATTAACACCAGTTACAGAAACATACGCTTGTGCAGAACATCTGTCACAACGATCTTCCATACTGAGCAACCACTTGCGTTCTTCTACCTGCTCTTTAATGCCCATCTTAAACATATTATACCCTCTTATTGTCGGTGGAATAAAAACCCTTACCATTAAATTGTACACCAAAAGAAGTATATTGTCTAGTCAGAACCACATTACATTTTTCACAATTATATTGTGGCTCTGACTCTATGATTGATCTAGTTTTAATTATTTCTGTATTACACTGAATACATTTATAAACATAGTCTGGCATTACTTTATTTTCTTGTTAAACCTTGCCCACACTCTCTCATGAATGTAATATGCACAAGATTCCCAAGCAATATATGCAAGAGATCCTAAACTAGCATATTCCCATTCACGAGTAAATGCGTAAATAATCCCGTATACAAAACCAATATGGACAAACTGCCAACTAATTGTTTTTAGTAGACTTCTCTTATTAGAGTCCATTTACTTTGCTGACTTCTTTGTAGCCTTCTTTGCTGCAGGTTTTGCAAGTTTAACTGCCAATGGCTGTCCTTCTTCACCCTTGTAATTTGGACGACCCCAACCAACAATTCCGTTGATTAGTTTCTTCTTATTGTCCTTTACATAAGCACGAGTCTTTTCACAAACCATGCCACCATTACGTTGATCTCCCTTTGAAGATCCAGCAGTATTGCCTTCAATACATTGAATAGTTCCATCACCATTGTTTTTAATACAAATACCAACGTGTGATGTTCTATTTACACCATCTTCTGGAAAATCAAAATAAATAATGTCTCCAGGAGTTGGATCATCATTACGAGCATCTGCCCAACGATTCATCTTTTTAAATGCTGCCTCACCTGCTGGAGTATAGACGGTATTAGGAACCTTAACTCCCGCTTGATTAGCGCACCACATTACAAACGATCCACACCAAGGTTGAAAGTTTGCTTTTGTAAATTTGCCATACTTTGTTTCATTATCTTTTGGACCCTCAACTGTGCCAATTTCTTTCTTAGCAACTTCAATAAGGGCCTCTACTGTACCTTTTTCTGCCATATTTCCTCCTTATTACCAATTATACACTATCGGTAAAATCCATTTTTGACTGATCTGTAACAGAAAGTTTAATATCTTTTTTAGTTTCAATAGAAAGTTTTTTATATGCTTGACACAATTCTTCATATTTTTTATACATAAAAGATATTTCTGCATTTAACATGTCTTCGTTATTGTTCATTTTTTTATACCAAACAATCTCTTATCATCTTCTGTAATTTTAGAGTCATTTCCAAAAACTAATTCTGGAAGTTCTGTATTATTTTTTATATGCTTAACATATAGATCTTGCCAGATAAATAGTCTTTGTTGTTGAAATGCTAAGAAGTCTTTATCACTAATATAATCCATACCAAACATGTTCTTCCAATGATCTTTTCTTACAAGATGAAAAAATAACGCCTGATAGTAATCATCTTTGTTATCAGAATTCCAGGATGGCCTATAGTGAAAATCAAACTCGGGTTGAACAATGATTGCCTGGTTTGGCTTAGTTATAAACTGTTTGTCGTGTGCAACAAATCCCCAATCCCTGTTACCACCAATATGCAAATCTATCATATAAGATCCAGGAGACCAGTCTAGGTGTACCTGTAAAAATGGTTTTCTTCCATCCTCAGTTATTTGATGATGAGCATAAAGATAATATCCTAGTTCAACGTCTTTTGTTTTTAAAAGATCTTGAGTTTTTTTAATTGCCATGTCAAAAAATTTTTGTGGTATATAAACAGCATCTTCCCACTTATTCATTTGTTTAGTATATGCAATTTCTGTCAAATTATTTTTATTCAATATATCTTGCAACTCTAAAAAATCTTTATCTTCAAAAAATGTATCAACTAAAAATGGATCAAAAAATATTGCATTTTTTCTAAACATATTTTCAAATTTTAAATAATGATCTTTATTACAAAACCTCCATTTTATTGTTGCTGGATTTGGATGATTTTCCAAGAATGCAAACTTAGTGTTAGTAAAATTTATATTCATTAGTCTAGGTCTGGATCAATTTCATCTAAGTTCGTTGTATGCATATACAACAACACAAACCTTTCTCCACTTTCAACTGGAGATATTCCATGAATCCATTCCGCCCCCTCACTTTTAAAGAACACCGCAGAATATTTTTTAGGTTGATAATCAAACATTTTTTTAGGAAAAAATATTTTTCCACCCTCAAAATCATCATTTAAATATATTACAGTGCTATACTCAATAAATGGCTCTGGGTTTTGATCATCTATGTGTAAAGAACCATAACTTCCAGGATGCCACCATGAAGCAAAAGATTTAAATGTTTTTATATTATTTTTTTCTGATGGATTTAATTTTTGATGAATTGAATTAGATTTCAGCGCATATTTTTTCAATACAACATTTATATTTTTATTATATGGTAAAGCAGTTCCACCAAATCTTTTTTTATAATATTGTGGATATGCGTTAATTTCAGAAGGATTTTTTATTTCATTAATAATTAATTCTGCATCTTCTTTTGTTATAAAATTATCTATAACTATTGGCATTTTCATTGTATCTCCATATATATTATATACCACCTTTTAAATTTTTGGATCTAACCATTTGTCTTTTTACTCTATCAAACCTTGTTGTTTTAAGGTCGTCTGAGTCATAACTTAAATCAGAATAATCTAACATATTTTGTTGATATATTTTTTTGTTTAGAAAATTAACCTCAAACCCATAAAAATTATAAACATAATCAACAAAACCTTTATTTGTTTTAATTTCTTCAATAATTTGATTATACTTATTATATAAAGGATATGGAACATAGTCTGATTCTAAAACACTATTAATTTTAAAACTAACAAAATTTTCATTTATTTTTTTAATTTTAATATTGTTTGTATATGCAAGATATAATAAATAAATATATTGACCATAAAAACTTAACCCAGACAGTTGTTTTAATATTTTTGAATTTTGTTTATTAACAAAAATTAAATTTAAAAAAGAAATATCATCATTTAAAATAATTGAATTATTACATGCTTCAATTAATTTGTTATCCCAGTTTTGTTGTATATTTAAAACATTGCCAATTTCAAAAAAATAATCATATTCTTTGTCTAATAACTCATTTCTATATTTTGAAATTAATTCTTTTCTATCCCAAAAAATATGTTTGTATACCACGTCTTTGTATGCTGCATACTCTGTTGTTTTGTCTTCATTGTTTTGATCATATACAGCATACACAATATTATTTTGATTACTTGACTTTTCTTTTAATTTTTTTATTATATCATAAAAATTTTTATTTTTATAACAATAAATAAAAACTATAATGCTATGCATTATAAAGGAAACCAATGCTGTTCAACAATTTGTGGATCGTCTTCTAATAAAATTGACAAAGGAACAATATCATAAGCAATGGTTATTCTTGGACCATCCCATTCCCAGTCAGCCATAGCATGTGGATGACCCATTTCTGAAATAATTAACCTATTATCTTTATTAATATTAGCAACTTCATTTTTATTATTGACTTTATAATATGTAGTTGAAGGTTCTGCTTTTACACAATAATACCCATGAAAAAATGGTGCTCCAGTTGGTCCATGGTCATGCCAATCTAACTTTCCCTTTTTGTTATAATTAACATTAAACCATCCCTGTATCATAAACCTTTGGCTATCATAATTAATTTTATAATAATCGCATGCTTCTTTTACTGTTTCTCTTATATGTACGTATAAATTATAAATTTCAGAATTATAAAATTGAAAAACATTATACTCTCTCCACTTAACTGTAGACCTGCTTTGAGATTCTACCCAAATATCTGAAGAATCTAACGGGGTTATCCCTCGTAATTTTGTGTCTTCAATTTCTTCATATTTTTTTAATAAAAAATTAGATAATATATTTAAATCATTGTCTAAATATTTTTCAAAAAACTTGTGCTCTTTTTTCATTATTGTCCTTTCTATAAACATTATACACTAATATTGTTTTTTTTGCCAAGTTGTTTTTTTATAATGTGCTGTTATATGAGACCTTCTTTTTTCTTCTCTTATTTTGTTTTTTTCAATAGAATCTTCAGAAACATCAATCTCAATCTCCCACGGCTCTCTTTTTATTGGAATCATTTGAATAAGAGGGGTTCCTTTTTTGATTGTTCCCTCAAAGCCCATTTTGATAAAAAACGGAATAAATATAGGAAGGCCCCAAATATCTGAATCTACTATTCCAGATGGGACATAAAATGGTAATTCTGGTCTATTGAATGGATGCGTAAACAATAATGAATATCCAGGTGGAGTTTCATAATACCAATTCATTTTTATTCCAAACTGTACTGGATAAACATTGTCTGGTATTGCCATGTCAACTTCAAAACGCTTATCCATCATTCCAAACTCTTTATTCCAATAAAAGTTTGGTGCGCCATCTGAATCTACTTCAACCTTTAAATCATCTTCAAAACTATATATGTAGCCAGAAAGCATAGAATCTAAAAATGGTAAACACAACTTTGTAGAAACATTAGATCCATCTGAAGATTTATCATTAACTGGCATTAGATTTTCTAGTTGAGTGCTTGTTCCACCATAACTACATAGATCTTTATACCATTGTGGAATCTTTTTAGATGCTTGAACTGGTGGCACTAACATTGAAACAAACTCTCCATTTGGATACGTTGGAATAAATTTTATTATCTTCTTATCTGAACTGTTCAATTATTTTTTCTCCTATATCTTTATTATCAACAATTATATCAAACATGGGCGTGTCAATATCTATAATTCCATATTTTTTGTTTACCATATGTTGTCCTTCTTTTTTAATAAAAAAATGAATCCACTGTGGTTCAAGAAAATCTTTTTTATTTTTAACAAAAAATATTTTTTTTGTATTTATGATAAAGGGAGAATCACAAACAGACTTTATTTTACATTCTATATCTTCATCAATAATCCATGGTGTATAAAATTTATATGACGATAAAAAACATTGAACATTTCTATCAAATTTAATTTCAGATGGATAAAATTGTCTTTGCATTGTTTTATCTAAAGCATATAAAAAATTTTTCATAGGCTGTACCCATATTTCAGCATGTGTTTTTTGCCTTATAATTATTGAATCTTTTTCTTGTATAATTGTTGGTATAGTTGAAAAATTTGAAGCGTATAAATTTACTGGTTTTATAATTTTATCATTATACTTGCTATCATTTAGTCTCCATTTTTCAGTTACATTTGACATTTTTTGTATTTCATGAAAGTTTAATTTTGATGAATTTAACCAAAAATCTGATCCACCTATATAATTTTTACTTAACATCAATTTTATTCCATAGTTCTGTTTTGCTGTTTGGGTTTTCTGGCAACATTTGTTTTTCTATATTATGAAACCAATTTGGATAAGAATACCTTACTCCACTAATAATTGGTTTTACTTCATGTGTATATATGTAGTTTGATGGAAAAAAAATAACACTGCCAGCCTCTGGCTTAACCATAATATCAAGATAAGGAAAATATAACTCTCCGCCATCATAGTTATCATTTAAATATAAAATACATGAAATTACTCTGCTTGTTATTCCATGATCTGAGTGTGCTGGCATGCTATTTCCAACTGAGTATTTTAATAGTTTTGGAAATCTTTCTTTAGATCTAACATTCTTTTCTGCTCTAGGATAAACATTATAATATTTTTTTAAACCATTTTCTATTGCAAGATTTAGTTGATTAGAAATAAAATACTGTTCATCGTAGAATTGATCTTTTGGGTTTAACTCATTTATTGATGGAACTGGTTTTGAAAGACATAAATCAATATTATTTGGATTATTATACTTGTATGATCTTCCAGACCATGGTTTTATGATTGTTTTTGAATTTAATATATTGTTGTCAATATGCTCTATTTTGTCTATAATAGTTTCTGGAGAATTTAATAAATTTTTACACTCTACAATTCCAATAGAAAGAACGTGTGTATCATCATCAATCAACGACTTTCTGTTTAAATACTCATCGCTAAATGTGTTTATCATTATACCTCCCTTGAGCCTCTTGTAAGAATCGAACTTACGCAACCCGCTTACAAGGCGGGGGCACTACCACTATGCTAAAGAGGCCATTGTCATGCCATCAAAATTCTAAGAACATGTTCACAAGGGTCTCCACCTGCTTCCCATTCTTCTACTTCTTCTTCACTCATATATTGCATACCGCCATCATGTGTGTGGCAGTATGGATCACTGACCCAACCACGCTCAATTCCGTTGGTAAGCCAAATACCAAACTCTTTTTCTTCATCTGATAATTCTTCATCTTCAAAGTGATTCATAATTATATTATATCCTTAAATGCTAACTGTGTCAATAGGACCCATGCAAGATGTTGAAAATTTAATTGCAGAGGCTACTGCACCAATAGATCTTTTTCGTGCATCTTTTTGATTTTCTGTTGCATATAAATATCCCATAGCATATGAAGATCCAGACCCCATACATAGATATTCATTATTGTATTGTGTTAGTGACATGTCTACTGCATTATGTTCAAATATTTCACCTTTAACACAAATAATCATTCCAAAGTCAGAATCTTTTGTAGTATCTACCCACCAATCTTGATAGAAGTCTCTTAACTCTTTAATAAACTTTGTATACATAAACTTTTGTATATTATTTCCAGATGGAACAGATGGTTTAAAATTATGTCTAATGCGTTCACCATCCATACTTCCTGCATACCCCATAATATATGGACCAAGTTGCCACACTTTAGGTGTTGAAGATGGCAGCATCATATCATCATCAGATACACCACGTTCGCCAGACATATAAATTTTTTCATCTTTACGAACAACCGCAATACAAGTCACAAATACCCCTTTGATAGCACGTAAATCAATTGTACCATCAGAGGGGTATCGTGTCAAACAACCCAGATTAGGATGTCCTATTTGCCCTTTTTGTCCACCGCAGAAAACGCATTATTGATTTCTTCAATGGTAAGTTTGCCGTCATCCAGAAATCCACGAGCAAGTTTTTCAACTACTGTGGCTACTCCTAGTGTACCAGCAAGAACCACTGCATGAAAAGTGCTAATGCCAACAACGGCACCTGCACCAATAACGCTTAACCCAGATGCTGCAAATACTGCAATAATACGCATTAATATATTATTGATACTGGCAATTGCACCTGATCCAACTTGAGTAGGCTCTTCTACTACTTTTTTATTTGCCATATTACCCCTCCTTCTTATTTCGGATTCTTAGGGTTACAATCCAAACAATAGTTGACCATAAAATTGCCCAACCAACTATAGTTCTAGCCATTCCTGTTAGGGTAAGCCAAGCAATAAAAAATCCAAGCAAGGTAAATGTTTGGTTTGCTATTTCTATTGTTGAGTCCTTAACCCAGGATAGAAACCCTTTTGTTATTTTCTTAATTAGTTTCATTACATCCTCCTCGCTGATAACATACTTGATATTGCATTAACTACCTGAGAAACAATAATCACAGGAATAATAACTTCTTGCGCTTTTTCTCTTTGATCATCTGTCATGTCTGAACCAAGACTTGCTAATGCTTTTGCTGGATTACTTAACAAGTCCCCTGCAAAATTAGCAAGTTCTGCAAAACTTTCTGCTGCTCCAGCAAATGCTGCTGCAGGATCTGTAAATGCTTCAGTCAATCCTGCAATTACTTCTTCTGCTTGAAGTTCAGTAGCAACATCTGCTAATGTATATGGCATTGGTGCGTTTGCATTCTCTTCTGCTCTTTGATTAAATTCTTGAACTGCTTGTGCAATAATAGGATCAGATTTTACTAATTCTGTTAATAGTGCAGCATCTTCTTTTGATAATCCTATTTCTTCTACAACCTTTTCTACTTCTTGTTGTATAATTTGTTCTATGGTGTCAGATGAATCTTCCTGAAAATCATCCTGAATTTGAGGAGACTCATCTATGGTCTCTTGAGGAACTTCAGTCTCTGTATTATCTTGAACGGGATCTTCTGGCTCAAGAGGTTGGTCTTCAATCGGATCTGGATCTTCTGGAACAACTACTGGATCTAATTCAATATCGTCTGGGAGATCAGGTATATCAATTGGAGTTTCATCAATTGGCTGCTCTGGTTCAACAGGAACTTCAGGTTCTGGCTCAGGCTCAACAGGTTGCTCAGGCTCTGGTTCTTCAACTGGAGGAACAACTGGAGGAACTACAATTGGGTCTGGAGGACGAACAGGGGGAGGTTCTGGAGTAGGTGGTAGAGGAGATGGCGGAGCGGGTTCTACAGGAGGCTGAGGAGGCTGCTGAGGCTCGGGAGAGGGGGTTGGTGTGGGGGTTGGCTGTGGTTCTGGGGTTGGTGTCGGTGTTGGGGTTGGCTGTGGTTCTGGGGTTGGTGTCGGTGTTGGTGTCGGTGTTGGGGTAGGCTCTGGTTCTGGAGCATTTTTATAAGTAATAGAAAGTATTAATATTTTTCCAATTCCAGGAACTGGATCTGTAAAAACCTCGTTTGTTGCATTAAATGTGGCTGTAGTTAAATTAGTAAATTGTTGAGTTAATAAATTAGAAACATTTAATCCTTGCGAACCGTCATTTGGATTACCATACCAACCAGATATTTGATCTATAAGTTTGCCTTCTGGTGCATTTACAACTAAAGAACCGTTTTCATTAATAGTATATTCTGGAGTAAATGGAAGTGGTGAAGGTACATATAAAGTTACTATATTAGAATCTTGAGAGTATGTAGACAAACTATCATTGTCTGCTCTTATTTTAAACTGATATTCTTTACCAGTTCCATCAGTAATAAATGTATTATAAGAAATTGTTATTGTTGTATCTAATGCCGTTGGACTTCCTACATTTCCAGTTGCTATGCCCCATCCATTGGTTGTAAAATTACTTGTAGACCAACTTATTGCATATCTTTCTACTGCGGTATTTGCTTGAGTTGGAACTGGTGCTATCCAATTTAAAATTATGTTTTCTGTTTGCGTAGTTAATGATAGCCCCGTTGGAGAGTTTAAAGAAGGAGGTAGTGGTGGTGTTGGCTCTGTTAAATAAAATACCGAAGAAGGGACAATTTGATCTCCAGATCCATCATTCCAATATAACCAGACATTCGCTCCACCACCGTTTTCATAGTACCAAAAGGTAAACGGATAAGGTGTATTT